AAAAAATCCGAATCTTTGAACGCATCCTGACCCTGTTCAAAGACAAACAAGATTTTGTAGATAAAGAGCAATGGTCAGACCAAGGTTCGTTCTTGCCCGAACCTCAGTATGATGTGAGAAATCGGACAGAATATCAATACAGAGCATTTGACAAGTATTGAAAAAGGTGTTATAATTATATTATGTTAATCGTGATGGAGTTCTTATGACAATGCACATCGTAGGTCCTTGGCTTTCTACTAACGGAAAGAAAAAAGGCAAAGTGAAATTTAAATCTGCAGAAGAGGCAAAAAGATCACGTGAGTTAGATAAGTCTTGGAAAGAACTGTTAAAGCGACAGGGCGTTGAACAAGATGAGAAGAAACGTATCCGCGCCTTAGCTGCAGAGACTCTTAGTTATAAACTATCGATCCCAGCAGATCGTAGTACAAAGCATATACCAAGTAGAAATACTGGCGATGGTATTGCATCAGTAAAACAAATCCCAAAATATACAGGCACCAAAATGCTAGGCATAGGAACCATGCATAAGTCTAATGCCGTTCCTATCTTTAGTGATGATGAGGCTAAATCTATTTCAAGTATGAGGCGTTAATGGCAAAAATAATTTTAGTTACAGGCGGATTTGATCCTATCCATAGAGGACATCTGTCATATTTTAAATTGGCAAAAGAACTAGGTGACACGCTGGTTGTTGGATTAAATTCTGATGAATGGCTAACTCGTAAAAAGGGTCGTCCGTTTATGCCGATGGAAGAAAGAATGGCAATCGTCAAAAATCTTAAAATGGTTGATTATGTAATCACATTCAATGATGACGATGGTAGCGCAAAAAATGCAATTAAGTTGGCACTACAGACATGGCCAAACGATGAAATTGTTTTTGCGAATGGTGGGGATAGAGGCAAAGACAATATTCCAGAAATGGATGTTGAGGATAAAAGATTGTCATTTGAATTTGGTGTAGGTGGTACAGATAAGATGAATTCTAGTTCTTGGATTCTTCAAGAATGGAAAGCACCAAAAACACCTAGACAATGGGGCTACTATAGAGTTTTACACGAACAAGATACTGAGGTTAAGGTAAAAGAACTTACAGTAGACCCAGGCAAATGTTTAAGTATGCAACGACATAAAGATAGAGCAGAACATTGGTTTGTTGCTGAAGGAACAGCTACTGTCTATACAATAGATAATAGCACAGATGTTGAGCTATATGGAGTATATCAAAAATTCGATAGTCTTCATATTAGTAAAACTGAATGGCATCAGCTTTGTAATGAAACTGATATGCCATTGAAAATTGTAGAAATCCAATATGGAAATAATTGTGTTGAGGAAGATATTGAAAGGAAAAATTTATCATGATCCCATCCAGTCCAGCAGATCGCAAAGCCATTTTAGATTGCATGAAAGAAATTAGTGCATCTATGTCTCGAATGGAAGGCGAACGAGAGTTTATTCGTGAGGCTATTAAAGAAATTTGCGACAAACAAAATTTGTCTAAAAAGACATTCCGTCGAATGGCAAAAGTTTATCATAAACAAAATTTCAGTTTAGAAATTGAAGAACACGAAGAGTTTGAATCAATGTATCAAGCTATCACCAATACAACATCTATGAGTAAAGTAAATGCCTAAATTCACATTTATTGCAGAACACGATTCTGGAGAAAAAGTCACATTTGAAACAGACAAAGAATATATTCACGATGTATTAGAAGACTTTCAAATGTTTTTACGAGGGGTTGGATTTCATTTTGGTGGTAATCTAGACTTTGTGGAAGATGCTTACGAAGGTCAAGGATTCGCTCAATTTGATCCTAATCAGAAAGAATGGGTTCGTACATAATGTTTAATCAATATATCCTAGAAGTAAAATATCTCGACGCAATTAAAAGAGTCAAGAAAAAGGTTATTGTCGGTGTTTATTCGACTTTAGATGCTGTTGAAAAGAGTAAACAAAAATTATTAGCCGAGGATTCTAAATATACTTTGGTTTTTACATTATCCCCACAATTTAATCCGTTTTTGGAAAAAATTGCTTGACTTTCTCCAGTAAAGGTGTTATAATAATGACATTAAGGAGTAATCATGAGTAACGTCTTTAGTATTTTTGAGCAACTAGCATCCGATAATTCTCGGTTGGCTAAAGAAGCGATTCTTATAAAAAATAAGAACAATGATCTATTGAAGCGAGTGTTTAAACTAGCATTAGATCCTTTTGTTCAATTTTATATCAGAAAAATCCCAAGTTACGATACAGCTGCAGATATCAATCGTAAGTCCCTGCCAGAAGCATTAGACAGCCTTAGTGTTTTATCTGATAGGGTCATGACAGGTCATGCAGCAATTAATCATTTACAATTTATTTTAGGATCACTGAGTAAAGAAGATGCAAAAATCATTGAGCGTATTATTGCAAAAGACATGCGTTGCGGAGTCTCCGAAGCAACCGTTAATAAAATTTGGCCAGGAACTATCTCGTCATACCCAGTTATGTTGGCTTCTGGATACGACCAAAAGCTTGTCGACAAAATCCAATTCCCGGCGTACGTCCAACTCAAACTCGACGGAATGCGATTCAACGCTATTGTCAAAGCAGGCACGGTAGAATATAGGTCTCGCAACGGCAAAGAATTAACTATTCCTAATAAAGCATTAGATGTTCCATTTATTAAAATGGCAGCGTTCTATGGCGTGGATATGGTATTTGATGGTGAGTTGCTAATAGCAGATTTTGATGGTAAGCCTGTCAATCGACAAACAGGCAATGGTATTTTATCCAAAGCCATTAAAGGTACAATGAGCGAAGTCGAAGCAAAGAATGTACGAGCAACTCTTTGGGATGCAATTACATTTGAAACATTTTCTAAAGGTGTAGATACGGAGCCTTATAGCATTCGTATGGCAAAATTAAGTAATGCTATCTCAGATTGTAAAGGTCAGCACGGACAAGTTACTCATTATATTGATCTTGTGTGGAATAAACAAGTAAACGACTTAGCTACTGCTCAGAAAATATTTGAGAAGTTTTTATCCGAAGGTCAAGAAGGCACAATTCTAAAATCCAAAGATGGAATTTGGGAAGACAAGCGTTCTAAGACTCAGATCAAATTCAAAGGCGAACTTGAATGTGATCTTAAAATTGTAGATTGGGAAGAAGGCACGGGCAAGAATGTTGGTCGTTTAGGTGCCCTTGTTTGCGAATCAAGTGACGGAGTTATTCGAGTAAATGTAGGATCGGGTTACTCGGATGAACAACGAGATGAGTATACCAAAAAAGTAATAGGAAAAATTGTCACAGTCAAATATAATGCTCGTATTAAAGATAAATCTGGAGTCGAAAGTTTATTCTTGCCTGTTTTTATTGAATTGCGTGAAGATAAAGATAAAGCAGAATCTAGTAAATCTATTAAGTGATTATAAATATTCGAGAGTAGGAGCTCTCGAATGGTTGCAAAAATATATCGATTCCCTGAGAGTAGAGCAATATTCAAAGGGTATAAAATCCCTCTTTACAATGAGGAAGAGATTTACTTGACAGTTATATCATTAAATATATTTGGTAACCTACCCGAAAAAGTTACTGAGAAAACACTAGAAAGCTATGATCCTTTAACCGTTATAAAGGCCCTTGTCGAAGCAAAGCAATCTAATATGCTTTCAACCAAAGCAAAATATACTATACAAGGAATACTCAAAGCTATTGAAACACTATGAATATATTTTATTTACACCATGATCCTGTGACGTGTGCAACACTACATACCGACAAGCATGTAGTAAAAATGATCCTTGAATATGCCCAACTTCTTTCTACTGCACATCGAATTCTAGATGGTCATGAAGTGACCGAACTAACAGCTAACGGCAGACGTATCAAACGCTGGAAACTAGAATCAGAACTAGACAAAGTTCTATACAAATCTACACATTCAAATCATCCATCTGCAGTATGGGTTAGACAATCTGTACATAACTATAAATGGCTTGCCTTAATGTTAAGAGCACTTTGCCGAGAATATACATATAGATATGGTAAAGTGCATAAGGTAGAACAGAGCGGATTGCTGTTGACATTAATGTTAAATATACCGTATAATATATGTAGAATTACTGATTTTACAGAGCCAACCCCTGCAATGCCAGATGAATTTAAAGTATATCATGATTCTATACAATCATATATAAATTATTATGTAGGTGCTAAAAGGCATCTTGCGAATTGGAAAAACCGACCTATACCATCTTGGTATGAAATTAATTGAAAAGGAAAATTATGTCTGAATCACATCGAGTAGAAACCGGTCTTGTATATCAAGATGACCGAGGAACCATTCTCCCATTGACAAACGGCGACGCAAACGTCCAAATGATCTGGTCTAAGCCAGGAGCATTGCGAGCAAACCATTACCATAAAACTGACACGCATACTTGTTATTTAGTATCAGGCGATATGATGTTCTATTGGCGCAATCATGGTGAGACAAAAATTCACCGCGAACATTTTGGTCCAGGTGATATGTTTAAAACAGGTCCACTAATCGACCACGAAATGGTGTTTGAAACTGAATCTTGCATGGTTGTTATCTCTGCACACCAGCGCGATGCAGATACATATGATGAAGATATTGTGAAGATTGCTCCTTTGCACGAACAATATGTTGAAGTATAATCTATGTCGTTGTTGCGCAAGCGATAGGTTAAAGCCATGGTTAGCGTTATCAAGTTCCCCCGTTGCTAATGCTCTTTTTTCTAAACCTGATTTCGAAAGACATCCTTTAGAATTAAACTATTGTGAAGACTGTGGTCACTTACAACTTTCATCTGCCCCCGATCCAGATGGTGTGTTCTCAGCATACAAATATAAATCTGGAGTATCAGCATCCTTTAGAAAGCATTTTGCAGAATATGCAAATTATGTAGCAAATACATATGGCTCAGGCAAGTTACTAGAAATTGGTAGCAATGACGCTTACTTATTGCAAGAATTTAGTAGCCACGGGTTTGATGTAATAGGTGTAGAACCATCTAAAAATCTAATACAAGATCACGTCGATAAAAAAATTCCAGTTGTAGAAGGATTCTTTACGCAAAAACTAGTTGCGGAAAAGAAGTGGAAAGAAAAGTTTGACTATGTCGTAGGTAATAATGTCTTTGCTCATATACCAGATATGGAAGATGTTGTCGCAGGCATTTCTACTGCTCTAAAGCCAGGTGGTTATCTTATCGTAGAGTGTGGTGATCAAGCAGGAATTACTTCTGGTGAATATATTGATAACGTATATCACGAACAT